TGTAATGACAGCTCTGCGGTTCCGCATAATTTATCAAACAACATTCTTTCCCTTTCGATTTGCCCATAAAAAAACCCTCACCAGCCGGACAAGATAGTGAGGGTTTCTTAGGGTTTTAAACCTATTAAATTAAATATAGTTGGCTTGTCCGGCTAACTGCAAAGAAATATACCTAACCCTATAATCCAGTGCAAGTAAAAAATAACTATTTTGTGCATTATTTATTTGACAATATACTACCTAATGCAAATTATACTACTAGAGTATAGGCTTTAGTATGGAGATTATTATGACCGATCCACTATCAGGTGCAGCTTTATATTGGGCATTAGCTGGTGCAAGTACAGCCGGAGCAGTAGGTGGTGCTGCTTTAAGTGGTGCCTTTGATGATAAGGCTGAAGGTGCTGATGGTCCAAGTGGTCCCAAAGCTCCCCCTCCATTACCTGTAGCCCCTACACAAGCTAAAGCCCCTGGTTCAGATAAAACACAAGCTGAATATGATGTTAATAGAGCTAGGGATGCTGAAAGACGTAAAGCAGGTCAACGTCAAGGGCAAAGTAATACTATACTAACTGGTAGTCTTGGTGTTAGTGGTTCTGCTAGTACTAACCGTAAAACTCTTTTAGGAGCTTAACATGAGCGTTGATTATACTACAGCTTTACATGGAACAGTTAAGGCAGTTGATATTGTAACTAGTGATACGGTTGCACTTGCTGGTGGTGCTACTAGAGCCATATTTGTAGGTGTAGGTGGTAACTTGAAGGTTACACTTGTTGGTGGTGGTACAGTAACTTATAAGAATCTTGAAGATGGTGTTCGTATTGTTCTACATGCAACCGTTGTGTTTGCTACTGGAACTACTTGTACTGATCTTATTGCAGAATATTAGGAGATAGTAAAATGGCAAATGCTAGCGATTACTTGGAAAAGAAAGTACTAGATCACGTATTAGCTAATGTTGCTTATACTAGTCCTACTACTATTTACATGGCACTGTTTGATGGTGACCCTACTGATGCTGGTACAGGTGGTACAGAGGTAACTCTTACTATTGACGCTACCGGACGTAAGGCTACTAGTTTTGGTGCTTGTACTGCTACTACTGGTATATCTACTATAGATGCTGATGTAGACTTTGGACTAGCTGATGCAGGTGCAGATGTTACTCATTTTGCTATCTATGATGCTGCTACAGCTGGTAATTTACTGGTATTTGGTGCATTAAATGGTGGTTCACAGACTATTAGTACTGGTAATGCTGTTAAATTTGCTTCAGGTGACTTAACCGTTACTCTTGCTTAGGAGTTTCCTATGGAAATACCTATGACAATGGCAATGGATTTGCCAAGGTTTCATGGTTCTAGGTTAGACCCAGGTGTATTAAAAGCTCATATTGATCTATTTATTACAACTAGTGGTACACCTTCTATTGCTAAGTTGCTTCCAGGTGCGTTAAGTCTGGCTATGACAACAGGTGCAGTAATGGTAGGTGCTGGTACTCTTACAGGTGATGCTAGTCTTGTTGCTACTGGTGCTGGTGCAATTACGATAACCCCTTAGTGGGATAGGAGTTCTAAGAATGGCAAGTGTTGATAAAGACCCTACTGATAAGTATCGTAAACGTTTTGAGGAATTACGTTCTATTGCTCAGAATGATTGGTTATCTCATTGGAAAGAGTTAGCTGATAACTTTGCCCCACGTAAGGGTAGGTATCTCACTTCTGATGGAACTTATGATGATAATAGAGGTAATAAGCGTAACGATAATATTATTAATAGCATACCTTTATATGCGGTTGGAAACTTAACTAGTGGATTATTTGGTAACTTGACTTCATCTACTAGTAGGTGGTTTAAGCTTTCTGTACGTGATAGGCAGCTTATGGACGGCCCTGAAGTTAAGGAATATCTATATGAGGTTACTAATAAGCTACTCGAGATATTTGCTATAAGTAATTTCTATGGTTCTATGCACTCAGTTTATAACGAATTAGCTATATTTGGTACTTCTGCAATGATGATTGAGGAAGACTTTGACCAATTTATTAGATGCCGTACCTTTACTATAGGTGAATACTTCTTAGCTTTAAGCCCTAGACTAGAGCCTGATACTCTATATAGACAGTATAGTAAGTCTGTTAGGCAAGTTGTAGAAGAGTATGGTATAGATAACGTATCCAGCGTTGTTAAGACTATGTATGAGAATAATAGTGGTGAGAAGTTAGTTAAGATTATAGCTTGTGTGCAGCCTATGGTTAAAGACGACCCTGCCGTTAAGTATAATGATGAATTTGAGTATGAATCTATTCATATTGAGATGGATACTAAAGAAGGTGGGTTCTTGCGTAAGGGTGGTTACCATGAGAAGCCTTTTATGGCCCCTAGATGGGATGCAACTAGTACTGACGTATATGGTCGCTCTCCTGCTATGGATGCGTTAGGGGACGCTAAACAGCTTCAGAAGGAAGAACAGAAGAAGCTTAAGGCACTAGATAAGACTATTGACCCTCCACTTAAAGCTCCATCTAGTATGAAGGGTGAAATTATAACTCAGGTTCCAGGTGGTGTAACTTATAATGATGCTACTGAACCTGGGGCGCAAGGGGTTACAGCTCTATATGATAACTCTGCTGGTCTAGTTAATGCTATTGGCATAGCAGGACAAGACATAGCTATAGTAGAGCGTAGGATACAACGTACCTTCTATAACGATCTATTTCAGACAGTTATCAATGAATCTAAGCGTATGACTGCTACTGAGGTAGCTCAACGTAGAGAAGAGAAGCTATCCTTACTTGGACCAGTTGTTAATAGGTTACAGAGTGAGGTTCTAGAAAATGCTATAGGTCGTACCTTTGCTATTGCTGAACGTCTTGGAGCGTTACCAGAAGCCCCTGAAGCGTTAGCTGGTAGGCCACTAGAGATACAGTATATTTCTGCTCTAGCTCAAGCTCAACAGGTTGTCGGTACTCAGTCTACAGAGCAGGTATTTGCCTTTGCTGGTAACCTATCTGCTGTGTATCCAGAAGTATTAGACAGGTTGAACGCTGATGAAGCTATTGAAACTTATGCTTCCGATTATGGTATTGACCCAACTATCATGCGTAGTGATGAAGAAGTTGATCAGATGCGTCAGGCTAGGGCGCAAGCTCAACAGGCAGCCCAGCAACAAGAGCAGATGGTACAGGGTGCTGATACTGCTAAGGTACTCAGCGAGGTTTCCGTTGGGGAAAATAATGCGTTAGAACAGTTAATGGGAGCTATCTAGTGAATTCTGCTGATGAGAAGGCTTTAGATGAGCGTCAACTAGAAATAGATGTAGATAATGAGAACTATGAGAATGATGTTAAATGGTTACTAGAACAGAAACAAGGTATGAGGTTTTTTAAGAAGTTCTTTAGTAAGTCTAATATATTCGGTTGTACGTTCACCGGGAACTCTAGGAGTTACTTTTTAGATGGACAAAGAGAGCTTGCGTTAGGTTATTTTAAAGATTTTACTAGATTTAGCCCGGCAAAAATGTCGGAATTATGGTTAGACATTGTTCAGAAGGAGAAGTAGATGAGTGCAGAAGCCGTAGTTGCTGAAACTGAAACAGCTGGTAACACAGCGAATGTTGATGCTGATGCGATTGGTAGTGCCGTAACAGATGATGCTGGTGCAGATGAGAATATCATAGGTGCTGGTGTTGATGATGTGGTTGTAGATGTTGATAAAGGTGAAACCCTTTTAAATGTTGATGAACCAGTGAGTGAAGAAGCAGTAGCTCCGGTTGTTCCAGAGACTTATGAGGATTTTACTATACCTGAGAACTTTGATGTCAGTGACGAAGCTATTGAAGGCTTTAATGTCATGGCTAAAGAGCTAGGGTTGTCTCAAGAACAGGCACAAAATCTACTTAATAAGCAATCAGAAGCTAATGCAGCTAATGTTGCTGCAAATGAACAAGCTGTTGTACAGCGACAGAAGGATTGGGTTGACGAACTCAAAGCTGATGTAGATTACGGTGGTCCTAAGCTGGGTGAAACGGTTGAACGTGCTAATCGTGCATTACGTGACTTAGGTACACCAGAGCTTACTAAGCTACTTAAAGATAGTGGATATGGCAATAATCCAGAAGTTGTTAAATTGTTTGCCAAAATAGATAAGAAATTTGGTGAAGATAGTATGGTAGAAGGAACTGGCAGCACAGTAGTAAAAAAGAGTGATGCTGCTATTCTTTATGACCATCCTACTTCACAAACTTAATGAAAGTTTTTTTTGAAGGAGAAGTAAAATGAGTACTATTGGTGGAGACACTTATTTGACCCTTACCGACCATGCAAGATTGATGGATCCAGATGGTAAGGTTGCTAAAATTGTTGATACTCTCTCTGTATCTAATGAAATTGTTGATGCTATGCTTTGGAAAGAAGGTAATCTTCCTACCGGAGAACAGACAACTATTGTTACTGGTTATCCTAGTACTGCTTGGAGGCATCTGAACTATGGTTATCAGCCTAGTAAAATGACTACCAAACAGATTACAGATACTTGTGGTATGCTCGGTACGTTTGGTGAGGTGGATAAAAAGGTTGCTGGTCTTAATGGCAATACTATGGACTTTCGTATGAAGCAAGACCAGTACAAGCTTAAGGCACTGTCTAAGGACTTTGCTACTGCTCTTATTTATGGTAATATTGATACCGACCCTGAACAGATTATGGGACTTGCCCCTCGTTATGCTCTTAGTACTGCTACTAATGGTACTAATATCCTTAAAGGTGGTGGTTCTGGTTCTGCTAACACTTCTATCTGGCTCGTAAATTGGGGTGATGAGGGTGCTTTCGGAGTATTCCCTAAAGGTTCTAAAGCTGGTATTGAATCTACTGATCTCGGTCAACAGGTTCTTGAAGATGCTGCTGGTGGTAAGTACATCGGTTATCAAAATCATTACGAATGGGATTGTGGATTGACTGTTAAGGATTGGCGAAACATTGTCCGTATCTGTAACGTTGATGTATCTGCCCTTACTGCTGATGCTGCTACTGGTGCTGATGTTATTGAACTGATGATTAAGGCTACTCATAAACAGGAAACTGGTATCACAGGTAAGACTGAATTCTACTGTAACCGGACTGTATTTACTTATCTTGACCTTCAGACCTATAACAGTTCTAACATGAACGTATCTTACGAAAAGGACCCTCATGGTCGTAGAGTTATGATGTTCCGTGGCTTCCCTGTTAAGCGTGTTGATGCGATTCTTGATACTGAGGCTACTGTAGCTTAGTAGTTGTTAATTATTACTCTCACCTCCAATGGGGGGTGGGAGGTAGTTTCACTTTAATTTAAGGAGTTAATAAGATGATTTTGGATAGACAAAACTTAGTTAGCAATGATCAGGCTGTAACTGCCACTGCTAACAGTGCAAATATTATTGATCTTGGAGTAGCTGGTGTAGCTAAGAGTTTTCCTCTTGAGCTTTTTGCTCAGGTGACTGCTGATTTTGCTACACTGACTAGTCTCACTCTTACTGTTACCACTTCGGCTGCTGAAGGTATGGGTACTCCTACTACTCTTCGTACTACTTCTGCTATAGCTGCTGCTGATTTGGTTGCAGGTTATAAGTTTGATCTTGGCAGTTTGAATGGTAATGACGCATTGCTTCGTTATGTGCGTTTTACTTACACTGTTGCTGGTAGTAATGCTACTGCTGGTGCTATTACAGCTGGTATCGTTCTCGATAGTCAGAATAGCTACTAGAAAGGTTCTAACGTTATGAAGTATACTTGCAATACTAAGTGTTATTTTAAAGACAAAATCTATGTAGAAGATGAAGGTATAGATATTCAACCTGAAGCTTGTAGTGATGCTGATAAAGCAATGCTTAGTAGTTACTTTACACCAGATGAACCAGAGGCCCCTGTAAAGGCCACTAGGAAGAAGCGAACAGTTAAACCTAGTGCTGATACCCTATTGGGCAAAGAAGACGTCAAGAATGACTTACTGTAGTATTAATAGGGGGGTTAGTATTGTACTAGCCCCTCTTACTATTCTTTTACGGAGATTAATATAATGGCTATAACTAAGGTAACTCCCGGAGTGGATACAAGTGAATATAAAGAAACTAAGAGTGCAGGTATCTGGGGTATTGTGGCAATGATACTAGGTATTCTTACTACAATTGGAGCTACGATTGCAGAGTCTCTTGGTAATGATACTTCTGTTGCTGTAATTGTAGGTGCTGTAGTTGCTACTGTTGGTATTGCTCAGAAGACACTAGTATCATTGGGGTATATAAGCAGTCGCACTAAAGTTAAAGATACGGTTGCTAAATGAGTTTAGTTGTGAGTATTATCCTTCCTATAATTAAAATGGTTATAGAGTTACTATTTGAGCTTAAGGAGAAAAACAATGAAGCGATTGAAGCAGTTGATATTACTGATGGTGCTGGTCGTGAGTTGTTTTCTCGTGAGCTCATGTAGTTATATGCATCAAGCTGTTTATGTCCCTCCTGGGAGAGCAGTTGAGATTAGAGAGCCTGTATTGTTACCAGTATGGGTGAGAGTTAAGGATGGTATGGTTAGAGGCTATGCTCAAGCTCAATCTGGATGGAGAGCCGGACCTCCACCAGTAATAGGGGAGAAAGAGTAATGGCAACGACCTCCACAAAAATATGTAATTATGCACTAGAGTATATAGGTAGACGTACTATAGCTTCTCTCACTGAATCTAGTCGTGAAGCCAAAGTATGCAACACCTTCTATGATATGGCTAGACAGAGTGTACTTCGTGACCATAAGTGGGGGTTTGCTACTAGGTCTATTACTCTAGCTGCTGTAACTGCTACTGATTATGTTGGTTGGGATTATGCTTACACTTACCCTACTGATGCTTTGTATGCTGATAAAATCTATACAGGTAGCTCTACATCTACTACTACTGTAGGTTTAGCTCAAATTACCGGACATATACCTTTCACTATTGAGTCTAATGAAGCTAAGAATAAGAAGTATGTATTAACTAACCAAGAGGAAGCGGTGTTGATCTATACGGCTGATGCTACTGAAGAGAACCTATTTGATTCTCTATTCATTGAAGCGTTGTCATATAAGATTGCTGCAACCATTATCATACCATTAAAGGCTGAATTAAGCCTACAGCAACAGATGAACCAACTGTACGGAATGGCTATAGCTAAGGCTAAGGCTAGTGATAGTAATGAGCGTTATGAAGAACCTACCGATGATAACAGTATCTTAAATGCGAGGCTATAATAATGGTTAAGGCTGTTGTCCAACAAGTATCATTCAATGGTGGTGAACTATCCGATAGTTTATATGGTCGTACTGACTTAGAGAAGTATGATACTTCAGTAAGGACTATGACTAATTTTATACCTACCTTACAGGGTAATGTTCTTAACCGTCCTGGTACTGAGTTTGTAGTAGAGACTAAAGACAGTAGTAAAGAATCTCGATTAATCCCCTTTCAATTTAATGTTAGCCAGACTTATATATTAGAGTTTGGTGATCTGTATATGCGTGTTATTACTGATGGAGCGCAAGTAGTTTACCCTGTAGGTCACGTTGATGCTGGTGACCCTGTAGAGGTTATTACACCATACTTAGAAGCTGACCTTAATAGAATACAGTTTGCTCAAAGTGCAGATGTACTATTTATGGTTCATCCTAGCTATCCTCCACAAGAAGTTAAGCGGTTCTCTAATAGTGAATGGACAGTATCGGATATAGCTTTTGGTGCCAGTTCCGCTACACCCACTACGGTTGCTTCTAGTGCTGCCGGTACTTCTTTCTATTACAAGGTTACTTCTATTACTGATGGCGAAGAGTCTATACCTAGTGCTGCTGCTGGTTCTAGTACACAGACTAGTGTAATATCTTGGGATACTACTTTTGGTGCTTCTAATTATAATATTTATAAGTTGGAAAATGGTATATATAATTGGATAGGTGAATCTGGTACTGCTGCGTTTACTGATGCTACGCTTGCTGGTGATGCTTCTAAGCGTCCTCCTGAAGCTAATAATCCTTTTGATGACGACTCTGTTGTTGAGAACATAGGTTCAAACCTCATTCCTGCCCAGACGTATATTGATGGTCTTACGTCAAGTGGTGGTGGATGGAGTACAGTTGCTACTAATTACTATGGGATAGCTATATACAGTGTAGATAAGATGTTCAATGGAGCAGGAGCCAATAACGGTT